TCCTCTACCTCACCCATATTCGTTGTTACAATTTTACCTACAGGCTCTGCAACACTAAAAATAATCTCGGTCGGTACCGTTTCTTCGGTGGATTCAACTGGTTTCTCTTTGCCGAGGCTCAGCTTAGCGGCAGCAAATGTAGCCGAGATGCCCGCGGCCCCGGTCTCAGTGAAGTATGCCTCTTCCAGTGCCTGTGCGGTCTCCCAGGCTTCTGCGAATGCTGGAATCTCACGCAGCCATAGCTTAATAATAGGGATAGTGACGCCGATGTGTAAGGCAAAGCGGGCCAGTGACGGCGGTTTATCCTGAATCAGTGGGCGTTCGTCACCCTTAGATGTAGGCACCAGTTCCCATGACGTGCGGTCGAAGAACTCGATTAACGCGTCGCAATAGTCCGGGTCCCACAACGCTGCGGAATTACGGGACGATTGATAAAGGCTCTGTTTACCGCGCGGTCGTTTACGTCGGCGGTTTGCGCTAACAGCTTCTTCATGTGCAGCTTGCACCACCTCTGGCGATGGCTGCTTGAGTTTCAGCTTCATATAATCCCCTTGCATATGCGTCTGACCATCAGAGCGCACCAGACGCGCCCTACGCGTCTAAATGGATTATATAAGGTGATTGGGCAGGATGTACAGAAAAGCCCTCGGTAGAGGGCTTGTATCAGTTGTATAGGCCGTGGCGTGGTGCTCTTTTACCGTCGCCGCCGTAATGGTCGTTAGCTACGGGAATGGCCCAGGCGTTAGGGATGATTAGTAGTCTCATTTGAAGAAACCATCCTTGACAAGCTGACGGTATAGTTTAGCTGCGTAACGCTCTGCCTGGCCTTTGCGCCGAAATATTTTCCCATTAACTGAATACTTATTTAACTCTGGCTCGTACCAAACTTGGTTGTCGATGAACTCCAGAATACTAATCATTCCCCACTATCCTCTTTAGCAATACGTTGCTCTGTTTTAGTAATACCCCGGCGCGTGAATAACACCGGGCTTGTCTTAACGTGCGTCATCAGACGATTGTTATAAATTACATGGCGTTCACAATCTACGTCTTTGCTGTACTTCGCAATCGTCATTTCGTTGATGCCGGTTTGTCGGCATGTCTCCGCCATCGTGCCAAATTCTTTAATCAGGTTCGGAATGCTGGTAATCAATTAATCTCTCCCTTAGTAACTGTAATATCTTTCTTGTCCAGGTCTACGAAAACTGTATGAGCACCGCTTGTGTAGATGTGGCATCTAGGGACAAGGCTTTCTGTGGTCCATAAAAACTCTTGCGGGCGACTGCTGCGCACCCTGCGAATTTCAAACTTACCGTACCGCATGATAATACCGTAGTTATGAACCGCAGAAGGGTTGCAGAACTTACTGTAAACGGCTTCTTCAATAGCGGATTCAATGTCTGTGAATCTCGCGGCGACAGTACGTGCCATTATTTACGGCCCCACATAAACCCAATCAATACGCCGATAAAATAGCTTGCCGCTACAAGACCGATAACAACCTCGAGACTCATAATCAATCCTCCATACTTAATAGTACATACCCTGGTAGGTAAGCCCCTACGTCCGCAACATGAATAACGCGGCGGTAAACGATACGGCCTGTGTACCCACCGTTTTCGTATTCTCTCAGACACAAAGTATCGTCCACTTTAAAGTTACGGTCGTTTAATCGAAGTTCCGCCAACTTAACGCCTGCTAAAACAGGCTCAAAATGCTCAGGTAATATCTTTAATTCATGAAACATACTCTCACCCCACTATCTCATCACCGAGCCACGCCGTTTCTCGTATGTCGTCGACCACACAAGCGGCGTGTTCCCGGCTAATTGCAAAAATGTAGAAGCTGAACTTCTTCCCGTCGGCGTCGATGTGGTTAACCGAGTAAGGTTTCCACAGGACGCCGTCAATGACTACTGGTTTAGGCGACTCCATACGCTTTACCACATTTAATGCACGTGGCTCGATGCACCCCATCAACTAAATGCAGGCGGTAATCATGCTCGCAGGCGTTCATCTTTTCCTCTTCTCCTCTCAACAACATGAGAAGAACCTTAAATGCGGCTAACTGGTACTCACCGTTAATCGACAGTTGCCCGCCTAGCGTCTGTTTCTCCGACTCAAGCACCAGAATACGGCGCTCGAGCGATGCGATTGTGATTTTAGGCATGACGCTGTACCCCGCATTTAATACACTGCCCGCACATATCCTTCGGATTGTAGTCGAACTCATGTTCGCACTTGTTCAGGTTGAAGCGGTTAATCAGTTCACGGCGCGTCTCATAAAGCGACTCAACCATTTGCTCAGCTACAGCGATTTTAGTATTCAGGACGTACATCACATGGCTAATGTCTGCGCCGCCGTTAACGGCCTCAACCATCATCTTTTCGTATTCACGGTCAGTCATTTTTACACTCTCCCCACATGCGATTGAGATACTTGTTCTTGTCCGGGCCGGGGAAACTGTTACGTTTCATCAGTTCCTCGCGTGTCGGGAACGGGGTGTGACTGACTTTACGGCCTACTCGTAACGGCTGGCTTACTGGGCCTTGTTCGCTCATTTCTTCTCTCCTGCATAAGCTGCTTTAAGTGTCTGCATCGCAGCGAACCAGAACGCGTCCGCTGGAATGCTGTTGCTCAGGTTACTAACGGCGATGCGTGCCATCAGTTGTGCGTCTTTGAATGCTTCGATGTCTGTGATTTTCATTTTCTCTACTCCGTTCTCGTTGTCGATGGAGTAAATATAATAGGGTCTAAGGTAATAGTCAACTAGTCATTACAGAAAACAGATAAAAAAAATCCCGGCTGGGTAAGGGCCGGGATAAAACTGGAGAGCAGAGGGATGGAACAGGAGGTGATTTAAGTATCGTCGGATTAGTCTCAGGTGTCAATTGGTAAAATAAAACCCGGATTCGCGGTCCGGGTTTCGGGCATAAGCCCCTGAACCCTACGCAGTCTCCACCGCTTGGGCTGCTGCTTCGGGTTTACCGGGGCTTAGTATGCAGGCACAAACAGCGTGGATGTAAGTTTACTAAACGCCTTCGTATTCGTCCATCATTTAACCGCCCTACCGATAGCCTCAGCCTCTTGCCACGGTTTACCGTCGAACAGCGCCAGACGCCCGGCTGTACGGCGACGCAGGCCAAGTAGTGGTTTGCCGTTCTGGTTGATGAACAGCGCCAGCTTAGCCCGTAACGTCGCGATATCACCGGAGCGCAGTGCCTTACCTGTACCGGTAGTAGCCGAAATCACGCCAGCCCCCACGTTATAGACCAGGTCACACACCGCATCGAACTGTGCCTGTGTAAGCGAATGGTGTGCTGCTGCGTCAACAGCAGCTACAGCCTTAGCCATATCGCGATTCAGTAACAGCAAGCCCTGTCCTGGTGTGATGGTCTTACCTGGTGTTACGTCTGGCCCGTAGTGACCATAACCAATAGTCAGGTACTTCTCGTTCGGCGTAGCGCGATACGCAGTTCCGCGGAATCCCTCGAACGCGGCACAGAAATGCAATCCATTATCTGAAATATTTCGAGACACGCTTATGTCCTCCGTATGACAGCCACGCCTGGCGAATCTGGCGCAGCGCGACTAATGTGATTAATGTCTCAGGCAGCGTAGGCGACATGCTGCCCTGTAACAGGTGAATACATCCGGCGGCACAGACGATAGCAGTCAGGATATAGAGAACACGCCCGAACAGCCCGTCGTCCACGCGTTCATTATACACGTTGAACAGGGACGAAGCGCCCATTGAAAGCATTGTGACAAACCAGAATAGCTCAGTCATGCGGTCCTCCTGGGCGGGCAATATCGCCACCCGATACGATGCCAGAAAGGCGGGAATAGATAGGCATCCAGAGAATGGCAATGATGAATCCGAGGCCAGCTATCTCACGCTCACCGGTAATACCGAACCATTGAGCGGCAAGAGGTGCACCGAAAATAGCACACGCGAAGCCGGTGAGAAGAAATACCAGTCCGTCAATCGGCCCGGATATAGACTTTTTATGTTGTCTTAGCCCGACCAATCCACCGACCAGTGCGGCGGCGAGAAGCCACCCCGTCACTGTTTCAGTAAATTTATCCAAGATGAATCCTCCAGGTGCGTATTAAGTATGCAGTAACTGGAGGATAGCACGGTTAGGAATTATCTTAATAACGGTTTATTTATGGCGCCAGATGTATTGTCGTCTCTGTGGTTTCGTCGGAATATCATCGTATCCAAGCGATTTCCAGTAATTAAATAGCCGATTAGCGATTGCTGCGCGTTCCTGTGTTTTAAACTCACCGAGATTCACAGCCTTCCCGTTCTGGAATCCGCAGGCGCGTACCGCTTTGCGTCTGGCCTGAATCTCGGGGTACAGTGCATTACGGCGGCGCTTGTGTATACGCGTATTCGCTCTCGGCGACAGCGGCGCAAGGCCGCTTCGTTTCAGGATGTCAGTTGCTAACGACATTATTTCTCCTGTTTACCAAGTCGCTTAGGTGAGCAGATAGCGCGTACCTCTGAATCGTTGGGCTTGTCACCCTGAAACAGAAAGTGCGCGTTCTCTGCGGCGCGTGCCGCTGACTGGCACGCCTCCATCGAATAAAACGTTTCCGATGCCGCTAGTTGCATCTGGCCCGCCGACAGTACCCAGATAAATAAGATGCTGGTCATCAGAAGTATTCCCCACACGTTTTACATACTTTCGTACCGAACGGCGCGGAGCCATCTGTTATTACATAATAGAAACTGTGTTTGCACTCCTGTGTACAGGCTGTTGCCCCATACTCAAGTCCGTCCCACTCACGCTTGCCGCATTCGCAGCAAAACAGGCTACCGGGCACGTTGTCCTTGTGGCCTTCGGCAATAAACAATCCTGGAGCGATAATCCAATTGTGGTCACATTCCTGCGTATCTTCTTTTCGGCAACCAGATTGCTCCGAACCGTACGCACCTTTGCGGATAAGTTTGTATGCCTCCACGTCACCAGTAGCCTCGGCCAATGCCAGACGCAACTCCTTAACTTGCCCGGTCAGGTGCGATATGTGCTCAGATTTCTTAATGTTGTCTTCCCGCAACTCCTTAATCTGCACCTCATGCGCCAGGTCTTCGCACCGGTTGTTATTTACCTGATGCCGTAGCTGGTCAATCAGGTGCTCGAATACTTCGTTTTTGTTACTCACCATCACCGTCCCCTTCCTCGCTAATTAGTTCGAATTTACCGTTTGCGTGCTTAATGGCTTCTTGCCCACAATGGTCGCAAACCAACAGTTTATCGAACCCATCAAACTCATCCCCTACCACGCAAGACAGTACAAATTTATGCTTGGTGCATACTTCTTGCGGAGCACCGAAAATTGCGTGAAAACATCTCGCCACTGCATTAAACATCTTCCGTCTCTCCTCTCGTTTGTGTAAATGAATAGTAGCCTATTCTATCTTAGTGTGCAAGTAAATTTTATTGGTGTGTTATAGAGTCGATGAACGCAAGTAACTCCCTTTCCGCTTCTGCTTCTCTTTCTTCAAGCGACCAGGTAGCGGATTCCTCTGTTGCCGTTGCTAAATCGGTTTTTACGTCAATCATCGTGTCGATTAACGTTATTAGTCGTTCAGCCTGTTCTTTAGTAATCATTGTTGCATCTCCTGCAATAGTCGCTTCGATTGTTGCGTTTGATGAAAGTGTCGCCTTTTGACGACACTAAGTTAAAGTTGTACGCTGCTGTGTAGCAGCGTAAGTCACTCAATAAAATCCCAAACTATTGAACATCACACTTCTGGCGGCTCGGGTAACGGCATCCAGTGTGTTGGTTCACATACCCCCTCAACACCATTCATGTAAAAGAATTGAAATAGCCCTTTACCTTTGTGAAACCCCACCATCTGCTCTTTTGTATCTGAACAATAAACCAAAACATCTTCTTCGTTCGGCATCCGCTCACTACACTTAATCCACTCACCCATAAATCACCCCTTATTCATCACAGATTGCACGCCAGCTTTCCACGCCCGCCACGCAAGACGGGTCTTAACGTTCAGGTACTCTTTCTTTGAACCCTTGTTAACCGGCAGGCCCTCGACGACGGCCCACCGTTCGAATGCTTCTCTCATAACTCAATACTCCTCGTCTTCTTCCCAGTACTCGATGAACGCGCCCAGTCGCTGCAACTCGGCACCCGCCATAAAATAGCCCAGAGCATCGGCGCGTTCAGAATCTGTTTTAAACTCGGATAGCGGATAACGCTCATAGAACTTGTTAATCAAAAACGCATGGTCGAATTTAGTAGCATCGTAATTACTCATAACTCAACTCCGTGGTGCTTAAGGAAACTGTTTAACTTGTACTCACAATACTTGGCATGAGCCAAATGCCACGACTTCCAGGGGGTGTATTCCTCCTTTTCCCGGCATTCAACACCGAACTCGGCGGCGCGCATACCCCCAACCAGACGGCGTAAGCGGAATTCGTTATACGGGCTCATATCAACCCCCATAACTCGTGCTCCACATAAGCGGCGATAAAATAAACTTATTCACGGCGACCTCCCTCAGAGTCGTCGGCACAAGCATCATGATTCGATGCCGTTTGCTCCCGCACTTCTACCATCCTTCCTACCACTGCGGCATAATACACATACCGCTTTATTGCGTAATCTTTATTACTTGTTGTCTCTGTTATGACCCCGTCGACGTATACGTCGTAAATTAATTCTCCCATCACTTCGCCCCTTTGAATTTAAAATTGTTGCCGATGAGTTCTAAATTATCGTGACGAACATAACCATGTTTCCTCCGTATAAGGCTAAATACGGCGACAACACCATATTCATCCTCGTCTTTGGTAACTATTACGTGTTGCCGGCTGCGCTTTGTTTTCACCAACTGACCATTCTTAAACATAACCCTCACTCCTCTGTCTCGTTTCGATAAGTGAATAGTATCCTATTATGTTGGGGTGTGCAAGAGATTAGTTACGTTGCCGTTGTGATTCTTCAGGTAGGGTTGTGCCTTTATTCTTATTACTTGGTAACTAAAGGGCAGGCCCTAAGCCTGCCCAATAATCGTTACATTTTTACGGTTGCGAATCTACGGCACTTTAAGAAAATCAGATACTTAAGATATATTCCGCCGATGGGAATAGAGCTTGCCCATGGCAACCGGAGATACTTAGGAAGGAAAGTTACGATAATTCGAATGTTCAGTAAACTGCCGCCTAACACTTCGCGTTGGGCGCTCGTTTTCGGCGGGTTTTACAAGGTGAACAAGAATCAAAGTAACTAAGATACAGAAGCACCTTAAACGAAGATTTCCATAATGTCAATAGGTGCGATTATGTTTGATTTCCCATTATTCGCAATGTATACTTGGTTTCGTTAACTGATAATGGGGGTTTGAGAATGACACAGAATGAAGTAGCCGAGCGTATTGGGGTTACCCGTCGCACGCTGAATAACTGGTTAAAGAGTGGGAAGTTCCCGGATTGTTGTATCCGTATTATGGGCCGCCGGCAGCCGGGTACTTTCGACCCGGAGAAAGTGGAAGCGTGGATTAAGGAGAATGTAAAATGACCGAGTTCCAGTCCCGCGTATTTACGGCAGTCGTTTCATTAACCCGTAAAAAAGGGTCGTGCAGCGTTATGGACTTGCGCCGTAGTTATTTTAGGTACTATAGTTCCGCCATTATTGAAGGGTCGTTGAAGGTACTGGTTAAATCTGGTGTCGTGAAAAATGTTGGCGGGAAATATAGTGCTGTTGCCGAAGTTCGCGGAATGACCGCTACTTTAGAAGACCTGGAATAAAAGAAAGCCCCGACGCGGTGAACGCCGAGGCTAAATTACTTGCTGAAGGAAATATAACATGTCCGATGTAATTTTATCCTACTCGTGGTCTCGTCGCAACGCGCGGGCCGAGAAAAAGGATATAAACGTCAGAACCACACACACGGCAACGCTGGACGACCTGAAAGATTTAATCCAGCCGCTTGATGCTGTCCGTGACGGAATTAACCCGAAGACCGCGCCTGGTTACATCACCGCTGCGTGCGACTCTACGCACAGCACCGTAAAAGACCCGGAAACAGGTGACTTTAAGCAAGCGCGTAAAGGCTTTTTCTATCGCTGCGACGCGTCTGTAAGCAAATCGTCGCTGGCGTACCTGGACTTTGACAGTGCAACCCTGGAAGAGTATCAGGAAGCTGTGCGCCTGGTTAAGCGCAGCCGGCGGGCGATGTGCCTCTATACCACGGCATCACACACAGACGAAGCCCCGCGCTTTCGCGTCGTCATGCCGCTGGCCCGAACGGTTGAGGGCGGTGACATCATTCGTGTTCGTCATGGATTGCTGGAGCACTTCTTCAAAGGCATGGGCGCCGACCGCAGCGGGTTCACTCTTTCGCAGCCGATGTACTTGCCTCCTGTCGGCGCTACCGTTATCTGGTCGCGCCGCAACGACCTGATTGACCCTGATGAGTTACTGGAAGGCGTCCCAGCCGTTGACATCAGCAGCGCATCTGATTACCAGATACCGGAAGAACTGCGCACCGCGTTTACAGATGCGTTTGAAGCACTGGCATTCGAGTACGGCGGCATCATGACGCCGCGTGGCCTTAAGATGCCAGCTACGCCAGAACACGCAGAAAACTACAGCGACCCGACACCACGCCCGGACGACTTCCTGTTATGTTTCCCGCGCGAGGGATACGAAGCGCCGAACGTAACCATGATTCACGACACCGACATTGCCGCGACCGAAGGAATGCCCCCGAAAGAAGTGTGGAAATACGCGTGTGATGCGACCGGACTGCCGTTCAGTGAAGTGGCCGAGGCTATCGGCTGGGGCGCGCGTGAATCTGTCTCATGCAGCCTGGATGACCTGGAAGACGACGAGGACTCAGAGGAGGACGAGTTACCAGAACCGGTAAAGGCCGATTTCGTCGTTGAAGGGTACATGCCGTCTGATTGCATCTGGGATATTGTCGGGGAATCTGGTACGTACAAATCGTTCTATACGCTGGGGATGATGTACCTGAGCGCCGCCGGATACCGGTTTGCCGGGGCGGATACCCAGCGTTGCCACCATTTCTATATCGACGGTGAGGGAGGCGCAGCTACACGCACACGTATTGACGCGCTCGCGGCTAAATACGGCGAGGAAGGTAAAGATTACGTACATGTCATTGATATGGGTGAGGTGCTCGCCGCGCATGGTGATAAAAAAATCCCCGCGCTAATCCGCAGGATGCGTGAAGCTGCAGGGGACGAGCCTATTGGTATGGTCGCGTTCGATACCCTCAACCAGACGCTGGCCCTGACGATTGATAAGTTCGACGAGAACAGCTCATCAACGGCAATCGGTATGGGTAAAGTTATCGCCATCCTGAAAGAAGTACGTGATGCGACTAAAGCCGCTGTGGGTGTCGTCCACCATACGCCTAAGGGTGGAAAGAAAGCCCGTGGTAGCGGGGCGCTGTATGCAGGTGTTGATGTGGAGCTGACAATTGAGCGCGCTACCGACCGCCAGATAAACGTATACCACTCGAAATTTAAGCATGGGCCTCAACAGAAAACGGTTGGCATGGTTCTGGAGTCGGTACAGTTCCGTGAAGCCCCGCCTCCGAAAGAATACCGTGCGGTTGAGTTCCTCGGTAGCACAGAGGAATACGGCACAATCGTAAACCTCGATCTGCCTGAGCCGCACAAGGCGCTTGTGCTGATGCCGTGGGGCTTCGAGCCGTTCAAAACTGACGAGGAGAAGGAGCGGGAAGAAGGGTTAACTAAAGAAGGTAAAGAAAACGTAAAGAATGCTGTAAAACGCGGGAAGGATGAAGGGCGTAAGGAATCAATACTCGCCGCGCTGGAAGACCTGCAACAGTCCGACGACACCGGACGAGGTTTTACCCAACGGCAGATAGTGGCGAACTCGGGGGACCACGCCATCACCAACCACCATCTTGAGAAGATGCTGAAAGACGGTGAGTTGATGCTCGGGTGCGATGTTAACGGTGAAGTTATACCAGGCACATACCGGATACCTGAAAAGATGGGGGACAGATTAAGACCGAAGACGATATACGAACCGAATGAACTGTTAACAGTGACAGAGGAGGATTTAGAATAGGCAAAAAGAAAGGGGCGTTAAGCCCCTTCACCGAACGCCAGCCACTTGGCATCTACTTGCAGCACTTCCGCCAGTTTAAACAGCGTCGCTGGGCGGACGTCCTTAGTTACACCGAGTGCCAGCTGGTTAATCGCGCCCTGGGAAACACCGGCCAGGACAGCCAGACGGCGTTGGGAAATGCCGAGTTCTTTACGGCGCTGTTCTACACGGATGCCTAGTTCAGATGGTTGCATGTCAATTACTCCTTAGTCAGTTGATATGTGAATAGTACCATATTAATTATTTTAGAAAAGCCCATTGACAACGTGAATAGTTCGCTATTATATTTAACACATACCAAACGAGAGGAGAGAAACAAATGTTAGAGAAATTCTTGGTATTACTGGAACGTTTCGTAGTCGCCCACGAACTGATTGCTGCAAACAGTGTGAAACAACCGACTAGCAAATCTGTAGGTGAATTGACTGTTGACGTCGCGGTAACTGGGGTAGAGACAGTTAAAAAAGAACTGGCTAAAGCACTTGAAGAAGTCGAGAAGGCGAAAGAAATCCCGGTTGAAGGTGAAGACATCGTCGACACTAAACCAGCAGAAGAAGAGAAGCCGAAACGCAAGCCGCGTAAATCTAAAGTAGAGGAACCGACGCCAGAACCGGAAGAGAAGGAAGAAGTAGATTACCAGTCTCTGCGTGACCAGATTCAGGCTATCGACGATGCAATTAACGAAGGTCCGAGCGACGCCGCGTGCGATGATTCCGATGAACTGCTGGAAGAGTTCACCGGTAAGAAGATGAAGATTGCCGCGATTAAAGACGAAGACCTTGCCGAATACCTGGAACGCCTGACGGCAATCAAGAACAAGTATTTCGAAGAAGAATAATTATCCCGCGGCCTTCGGGCCGCTTTAACTGAGGGTCGGGATTATGATTTACCAACTATACCGCGCCGTTGACCGGCGGGATAACACAGAGGCGCTATGGTTATTGCGTGCGCCGTCCGGTGCACACCAGATGGAAGATATGGCGTACTTAGGCAAAGTGCCACGGCCTAAAGACATAGGCCGTCACGTGTCGCAGATTAAGCGCACGACTTTCGCCAAACCGGACTTTTACGTCTTCGAGTCGATGTATGGCTGGGCTATGCACTGCGACCATAAGACACGACATTTAATTGACCAGTGGGAGAACAGGGTATGACGGATAAATGGTGGCTTAATTTGCGCAGCGGTGACAAGGTTTACACCGTCGGCGACCGCAGAAAGAACAGTGGCGCAGCTACTGTGCTACAAAATGGCAAAAAGTACATACACATTGCGCATGAAGAGCGGACGCTCCGCGTGAATAAATCGTCCGGCAGGCTTGAGGATTACCCAAAAACATTAATATACAAAAGTGAAAAGCATCACATGGTGTCAGTTGACGCAAGACGTAAGTTCGCAGGGATGCTGCAACAGTTAAGTGACTTACATCGTGATGATTCTTTCATTCCCACAGAAGGACAGTTACAGGCATTAAACTTGTATTTGGAGGCGGTACGATGATTCTAAAAGAACGCGGCGGCAATAACGATGTGCACGCCTTACTGTCGCCGTCTGGAGCTAAAAAGTGGTTAACCTGCCCCGCATCACTGGCCTGTGAAAAAGATATTCCTAACACGTCAGGTAAAGCGGCGGTATTAGGCACAGCTATGCACACCATAGCTGAGATGCACCTTAACCAGTACATCAAAGGCACCGCGCTGCCGTTAGCGCGTGAAGTTGGCGCGTATGTACTGGATGAAGGAAAAGGCCAGATTAAGGCGCTAATCAGCCCAATGAAAGGCTCGGTACTGATTACCGCCGACATGATTGAACAGGTGCGCAAGTACACCGACTACTGCAAAGCGATTATCGACGTTGCAACTTACGCAAAGCTGGAGATGCGGGTAAATCTTACTGAGGTATTGCATCCAGGCTACGAAGGCGTTGAGACATTCGGAACTGCTGACCTTGTTGCCGTTCAGGAACTGGCGAACACAGACGAGCACATGCTCATTATCGGAGACCTGAAAACCGGACGGCACCGTGTCGAAGCGAAAGAAAACAAGCAGCTTATGCTTTACGCTCTCAGTGTTTATCGCCGACTCAAGAGACGTTATAACGTCACAGTTGTCCGTCTGGTCATCTTCCAGCCGTATGCTGGCGGTGCGTCAGAGTGGGATATCTCTGTTGAAGGCCTGGAACTGTTCGCTAAGTTTGCGCAGAAACGCGCACTGTTAGCGCTCGATGCGTATTTCCGCGGTAAGAAGAACCTGAAAGCATCGGACTTCAAGCCGTCGGTCGATGGTTGTCAGTGGTGCCGGTTCTCTGAACAGTGTGCCGCGCGTACAAAGACGGTTAATTCTGTACTGGCGGAAGAACTTGAAGACGACTTTGTGCTGGAACTGACGACGGAGCAACTCGTAGTTGAGTATGAGAAGTTGCCGCTGTTGCGCCAGCACATCGACAAGGTTGAGAAAGCGATGTCCGCCGCATTGCATTCCGGTAAGAAAGTGCCAGGGTACAAACTGGTAGAAGGCCGCCCGGGTAATCGTGCGTGGAAAGATGCCGATGCGATTGAAGTGTCACACGGCGTATGCTTTTGACGACGAGCCTGTGCAGGTATGGGATTGCACCAACGGCAGCGACATGCCGGGTGATTTGCACCGCGCGTTACGCCGTCTGGTGAAACCAAACAGCCGTATTAAGATGGTGTGGCACAACGGCTCAATGTTCGACAGACTCATCATGAAGCACTGCTGGGGTTTTGATATTCCCGTAAGCAACACCATTGATACGATGATTTGGGCGTTTCGTCACGCGCTGCCGGGTTCACTCGACGCATTGTGCGAAGTGCTTGGCGTGTCCGCAGACAACGCGAAAGACAAACGAGGCAAAGCGCTTATTCAGCGTTTTTCTAAACCGACACCGAAGAACTACAAAATCCGCCGCTACACTGCTGAAACGCACCCGGATGAGTGGGCGCTGTTCATCAAGTACGCCGTTAGCGACATCACCGCGATGCGTGAAGTGTTCCATAAGCTGCCACGTTGGGGCAACTCCGAGTTCGAAGACCGTGTGCTGGAACTGGACCAGTTAATCAACGACCGCGGGTTTAAGGTTGACGTTGCACTGGCGGAAGCCGCGATTGAAGCCGTGGAGAAACACAAAGCGCAGTTACAGGAAGAAGCCCAACGTAAATACGGCGGCTCGCTTACCGGAAAGGACTTCCTTCCTATTCTGCGTGAACTCGCACCGGCGCACCGTATTCACAACGCACAGAAGTCAACGCTTAACGACCTGCTTGCTGACGACGATTTACCGGACGACGCCAGCGCGATTATCGAGATGCGACTCGGGGCCGCGTCTACCGCGTCAACGAAATATAACCCGCTGTTGTTGGGCCGCTCTTCTGACGACCGCCGTCGCGGTTGCATACAATATGGTGGAGCTAAGCGTACGTTACGGTTTGCAGGTAAAGGCTTCCAGCCGCAGAACCTCGCGCGCGGGTACTATCACGATGATGAACTGGATAAAGGAATTTCTGCGTTACTTAAGGGCCGCGCTCATCGTCGATTTGACGTAGCCAAGCTAACGGCATCTACCGTTCGTAGCTGCATCATACCGGAAACTGGACATAAGTTTGTCGTTGCCGATTACTCTAACGTCGAAGGCCGCGGGCTTGCGTGGCTGGCGGGGGAAGAAACCGCGCTAGATACGTTCCGTGCCGGACTGGATATTTACTGCGTAACCGCGGGTAAGATGTTCGGTATGGAGCCGGATTACATTAAGAAAGAACGTAAAGACTTACGCCAGATTGGTAAGGCATGCGAACTGGGACTTGGCTACGCGGGTGGTGTCGGCGCATTCGTACAGTTCGCCAAGAACCTCGGCCTTGACCTTGTTGATATGGCAAAAACAATGGACGGGACTTTCCCCGACCACATCTGGGCCGCTACCGCGCGTGGGTATGAGTGGGCGCGTATTCAGGAAGCCAAGAGACCGCCACGTCCCGGTGAAAAAGATGACCGACCATCATATATTCTGGACAAGAAAGTGTGGCGTACATGCGACGCCATCAAGCGTATGTGGCGGGAGTCTCACCCTGAAACAGTAGCTTTCTGGCGGGATATTGAAGACGCAGCTATGGCAGCTATCCGCAATCCAGGTAAAGAGTTCACTGCAGGGCCTCGCGGCGTTAAGTTTTCGCGTAACGTAGAGACAGATAACAACGGCAACAAAGTCGCCGGTTGGTGGTTGCGCATGACGTTGCCGTCGGGCCGCGTTATGTCTTATCCAGGTGTCGGGTTAAGCGTGTCGAAAGAGACAGACGAAGACGGGAAGGTGTCCACTAACGTCCGCATCAAGTACCAGGGCGAAAACCAGTTAACACGGCAGTGGGGCTTCCAGTACACATATTCCGGTAAACTCGTGGAAAACTGCACTCAGGCGCTGTGCCGTGATTTGTTGGCTAATGCGCTGCTTAACGTAGAAGCAAACGGCTATCCGATTGTGCTTCACGTACACGATGAGATTATCTGCGAGACACCAGATTTACCAGAATACAATGTTGCAGAGCTTGAGCGGTTGATGTGCGAATTACCGGAATGGGCTGAGGGGTTCCCTCTTGTAGCAGAAGGTGCGGAGATGAAGCGTTATGCTAAGTAAACTGATTATCGCGGTACTGGCGGGATTCGCCGCGGGTGTCTACTGTCATGAGGGGCAATACGGCATGATGGTCGCCGTATTGTGTATGTTAGTTGCAATTTATCTGTGGGTGCTGGAATGAAAATTTACTGGTTCTATGAAGAAGACTGCCGAATCTGCCCGCGCTGCGGTATTGAGCATACAAAACGGGAGGGGTGCGTGTTATGAAGATGTTTGTATTTAGGTCAATAGTAACCATGCTCGCGCTGTTACTCGGTGCGGGAATAGCCGCGATGTTCTGTTACGGCCTGTTCTTTAAGTTTGTGGGCGTTGCCGTTCTCGGAGGGGCTTTCCTTACTTGGGTTCTGCGCTCATGACTAAAGAGGGCCGCGTACAGAAATACGCAAAAGAGCGATTCGAGGCCCTGGGGGGCCTCGTACGCAAATTGTCGTACGAAAATAGAGTGGGCGCCCCCGACCTGCTGGTAATTCTCCCCGGCGGCATCATCTGGTTCGTTGAGGTTAAGAAAGACGAAAGCACGAAGCCAGACCCACACCAGCTACGAGAGCACGGGCGGATGCGTAAACGCGGTGCAAATGTTTTTGTCGTTGGTTCGTTTAAACAGGTTGACGACCTAATAGCGAACTATTATAGTTAGTCATACACCAACAATATAAGGAATTGAGAAATGAAACACGAATACGACCGCAAACCAGCACGTGACATCGTACCGGGCGACATGATTTTCAACGTTAAGACCCGTCGTCCTGTTGCCGTAGATACGGTGTTCGTCGAGTCGAACGGTAAACTGGTTATCGAAGATGTAACGGGCAATGTTACGGCGTTCGGGCGTAAAGAGTTAGTTCTGGTGGCGAAATGAACTATTACAACGAATGGGATAAAGGTGCAGCCGCGTGGCTGCGTGAATTAATAAAACAGGGTCACATACCTTTTGGAGTTGTAGATGAAAGAAGCATTACCGAAGTTAAGCCAGAAGACCTTGACGGGTTCACCCAGTGTCATTTTTTCGCGGGTATCGGCGGCTGGCCTCTCGCGCTCAGACTTGCGGGAGTTCCGGAAGATGCGCCTCTCTGGACGGGAAGCCCGCCTTGCCAACCGTTTAGCGCGGCGGGAAAGCAACTCGGACAGTTCGACCCTAGACACCTTGCACCTGTGTTCCTCGACCTCATCAGCGAGTGCCGCCCTCCAGTCCTCTTTGGGGAACAGGTTGCGCCAGCAATTGCAAAATCGTGGATGTGCGATTTACAGATTCACATGGAAAGAGAAGACTACGCCGTCGGGTTTGCCGTACTTCCAGCTTGTAGCGTCGGCGCACCGCACAAAAGAGAGCGGCTCTTCTTTGGTGCGCACCAATTGGCCTACACCGACAGCGAACGACTACAGGGGGAGCGGAGAGACAGTGATTCGCAAGGACGGGAAGGACAGGACATTCGACAGGCTGGACTACTCGACGGAGCAGGGTCTGAAAATAACACAACCAATCCGCATCACGGCTTCTGGTCAGATACTGACTGGCTCGGATGCCGGGATGGAAAATTCAGGCCAGTTGAACCCGGCGCATTCCCGCTGGCTAATGGGATACCCGCCAGAGTGGGACGATTGCGCGGTTATGGCAATGCCATCGTCCCGCAAGTAGCCGCTGAATTTATAAAGGCATTCATGGGGGCGGTAAATGAGTAAGTTTCAAAGGCGCGAATACCAGAAGCTCATGACTTCGTTCATGCTGCGGCACCATCGCTGCAATATCTGGGCGAGCATGGGCAGCGGTAAGTCGGGGTCAACGTTGTGGGTTCTCAATCGGCTGTTCCGTAATGGGCAACTTAATGACGACGACCGAGTGTTAATTCTGGCTCCTTTACGTGTTGCGTCAGGTACGTGGCCCGCGGAACAGGCACGTTGGAACTTCCCCTGTCTGAGTGTCGTAGACGCAACCGGTTCAGAGAAGCGCCGTATCGCGGCGCTGGAGTCAGATGCTAACGTGGTGTGCACAAACTACGAAGTTATCGAGTGGCTGATTGACTACTACGGCAAAGACGACTGGCCTTTTACGGTTATCGTTGCTGATGAGAGCACGAAGCTGAAATCTTTCCGTAGCCGTTCTGGAGGAAGCAAACGGGCTAAGGCGCTAAGCAAAGTGGCGTTCGGAAAGGTTAAGCGTTTCATTAACCTGACAGGCACACCGTCGCCGAACGGCCTCAAGGACTTGTGGGGGCAGAACTGGTTTATCGACGCTGGCGAGCGCCTTGGTTCTTCGTACACGGCATTCACAGACCGCTGGTTTAACTCGGTACAGAAAGGGAAATCCGCGATGGCGCGGGAGTATCACGCACGACCGGGTGCGGATAATGAGATTCATCAGAAGATGAAAGACATTAGTCTCACGATTGACGCCGCCGAGTGGTTTGGTTGCGAAGCGCCGATTATCGTGCCAGTGGAAATTGACCTGCCGAAGAAGGCGCGTCAGGCGTACATCGATATGGAGGAAAAGTTATTCGCGGAACTGGAGAGCGGGGAAGTTGAAGCGGCTAACGCTGCTGCGAAGACGTCGAAGTGCCTGCAGATTGCATCCGGTGCCGTGTATGTATCCGGGCCAGACGGCGAAGCAACGAAAGACTGGGAGAAAGTGCACGATACGAAACTGGATGCGCTTGAGTCCATTGTTGAGGAGTTACAGGGCGCACCGTTACTGGTAGCCTATCAGTTTAAGCACGAACTTGAGCGTATCCTTAAGCGATTCCCACAAGCACAGGCGTTCGCCAAAGGCGCTAAGGGCAATAAGCAGATGGAAGCGTGGAACCGCGGGGAAATCGAAATCTTATGCGTGCATCCTGCGTCAGCCGGGCATGGTTTGAATTTACAGGACGGCGGGCATCATCTGGCGTTTATTTCGCAAGGCTGGAATCTTGAACACTATTTGCAGGTTGTCGAGCGAATAGGCCCGGTCCGCCAGAAACAGGCAGGACACGAGAGGCCGGTGTTCCTGTACCACATCGTTGCTAAAGACACGCTGGACGAGGTTGTCGCCGCGCGTACTGACGAAAAGAAATCTGTGCAAGAAGAATTGCTTAATTACATGAAGAGACGAGGTAAGAAATGAAACTTAATGTTGGCGATGAAATATACAGCGTACATTCATTTAATATTTTCGCCATCGAGTACATATCAAAAGACGGCAACAGCTTTGTTTTGGTAAGCTCGGACGGTAAATACGAAAAATCACGGTGCTACACGCTGCCGGATATAAAGCGCAGTTTCAAGAAAAGCGAAGGTAAGAAATGAATAATGAGTTTGATATTGACGCCTGCAACGAATTGGTAAAATCTGCTCTTAATGCCCGCGAGCAACTTCTTGCTATGCAGTTAAAGCGAGAAATAAAACGTATCAAGGAACTAGAAGAAGAGGTTCTACGACTACGGCAGCAAAGAGACGCCGCTAATGCACAACTGGCGTTTGTACTGGAGAAGTTATCAGAAGAGTAGAGAAAAGGCCCCGTTTGGGGCCTTAGTTTTATTTGTCAGGTAAAACTTTGCAAAAGAACGTTATGGTCATACGTATGTTGTACGCCGTCAAGCTGCCAGCCTAGACCTACCAACTGCCCGTTACTCGATCCCGCATACGATGAAGGGGCATCAAATTGTCCAGAAATACCGCGACGGTCAAGAGCGTCCGCCCGGGCCACCCAAGAGTACGAAGAACCACCCGTTGCACGTTGGGCGTTACTCCCGGCTGACAATGTGAACGAAATTTGTTTAGGAAACCTGACGCGCATTCCAGACGCTGGGACACCTGTACTGTCAAAAAATATAGGATTACCGGATGTGCAAGACCAATTATATGGCAATACCTCAAAGGTACAGTTGCTGAATGTTGTAGCATTCGGCCTGAAATACATGAAGCTATACAGTTCCGAACTTGGATGCCGCATATGAATACTTATATTACATCTTGTCATACTCGAAACGCGAAGAGTCTCAAACAGATTTAATGCGGTACGGGTTCCAGTATTATCGTCGCCAATGATGTTACTGCTATCCCAGTTGAACCGCTCCAATTGTACGGTACGGCCATCAGGCAGTTCCGACACCATTGCCTGCTTAACATCAAAGAAATTATTCTGAAAAATAATGCCCTGGATACTACCGTTTAAGGTTATTGCCGCAGACAGAGACCGGCTACGGTCTACAATGAAGCTGCACCCTTTAACCGTTACATGGTTAATGAGGTACTGGCTAGAGTTCGAGTTACTATCTTGGAAGAAGTCTATGAAGCTGCACATACCCGCCTGACTACCGGCGGTAAATCTACAGTTCTCGATAGACACACCGTTAATGTGGGTGGTGGCTGTTGAATCCGGACCCGCGGCTAAAATTACTGCTTGCCCGGAAATATCACCAATTACCCCTGACACAACAGCATTGTACAGGTATGTACCCGCTCCTGCGGATTCTGCCCCATGCAGAGCCACATAACAGCCGCGTGTGTATCCGGAGATAATTGAATCTCTGTACCAGGTATCATGTTGGTGTAGCTCCACTGAACACGCTATAACTTGCGCCCTTGAACTCACCGCACGGAATATGCAGTTATCTACACCACTGAAAGGACAGTTAACATATACGGTACTGTGGTCCGCGTTGTTAGCACTCTGTATCAAATTAATAAACTTACAGTTAGATACCTTGCAATCAGACCCATACCCATTCCAGCCAAGGGTAACACCCCAAGTAACATCACCGTTCTGGAAAGTAATACCGGTTACTGAGCAGTTGTAGCTGCGACCAAAAGCGATACCGTTGCGTAACTGTGATGTCGCCCCAAAGTCATAACCACCAAAGTCTATCGTACCGTTGCCGTAAATATGGCAATTATTGAGATTACCGGAGCTTGCGGGGTCGCCATTATCAAATCCTACAAACACCTGAAATGACGAGGAGGCCAAAGCAGACCCTACTTTAATAGTACCGTCTAGCTTAATACTTACATTGCTTTTCAATTGTATTAGGCCACTATGACCCGATACAGGTCCTGTGCTAACGCTATTCAGATACCATGTACCTTCCGGTATATGTAGTGTTCCACCGCCGTTTGCGTTAAGGTAGTCTATAGCTGCTTGCAGATACTGACGACTGTCAACGCTAACCCCAGGCTGAATTACATCCCCGGATGAGTCACAATGAAAATCCCACAGGCTGACCATATCATCTAATTTATCAGCAACCGTTCTTTTTGTGGTGCTTAGGCTACCGTCGTAAGAGTACCCAACCAGAGAAGCCCCACTAAATTCTGACAGGTCGATTCGTAATGCAGAGCCGTCTATAAGTTTCCATCCTGTTGTCGGGGACGAGGATGCGGGAACAATCTTAGGATACGCACCAGTCCAGGAGTAGTACTGACCATCACCCCCCGGCAACGGCCAGAGCACTATCTTGTCCTCGTCCCCGGATGCAAGAGTACCCCCAGAATCGAAACTAAAATCAGCCACGGCAAAACCAATGCTTTTAAGAACCGCAGGGAGTGTCTTCTGTGTCTGCCCCGTAACGGCGTTTGTCGCGTAATCAATATCAGCACCGCCAGCAACCCCACCGGATTTACCGGTGATAACCTCGGCTTCGAAAATCTGGTGTTTCTTGGCAGTTTGTAAATCCGCCAGGCTTAAAACGTCACCGCATCCGCTTGACATATAGAGTCCTCTTTAATTAAAACCATTGCTGAATCCGTCGGAGAAACCGCTGCCGTATGGCGCGACGCCGTCGTATTTATAGAATTCGTCGTCATAGTTGTAACCAGTAATCTTGACCGTGCGGTCGTCGCCCGGGTCGATTGAAGAAACAACTATCTTCTGAGCATTATGCCTTGCTTCGTTGCCGAATGAAAACTCAGTTTTTAGTGCGCTATTCCCGGTGTATATTGCTTCCTCCGGCGCGGAGAGCATAATCACCTCACGGTCATGGCTTCCTTCGACCACAGAGATACTCTGCACCGAACCGTCTCGCTTCTTAAGGATGATGGAGTGGTCGTCTCCGGGGGTAAACGTAACGGGCTGAGACAGTGTCAGCGTAAGCCCATTAACGGCAACAACATAACCATCCTGAGGCGCGATACGCGAGCCTTTAACCACGCTGATTACGCCACCCGGGGTAGCGAGTGCCCCCTCTTCGGTAGCTTCGAACTCTACGACAACTTTACTTAACGCATTGCGCTGGTAGCGACGCCACGCCAGCCAGTACGCTTGCTGATAATTGCGCACGCCCTTAGATTCGTATTCCTCAGTATTTGCGCCGAGTTCTTCCGGGATATAAATCGTTTCCTGTACATTAGTATCCGGGTCGATGTACGAGAACGACAGGCTATCGTAGGTTGTCGAATCGTTGAACGTGCGGGTCCATTTCTCTGTACCGGTAGTTTTGCTGCGGTGGGTGAACACCATTTCAGGCCCCGCAACCGGACGGTCGAATCGCAGCATGATATCCGCGCCTTTACGGTACGCAGTACAGAACACGGCTTCCGCTATAGTCTGAACGATGTCCTGCATCGTGGTGTCGTAGTCGTCGAACGTGTAGCAGAACTGCCCTGCCAATTCACTTCCGAAATAGGACTCAATTTCTTCCTGCACAGCGAGTAACTTGTCCATGTTTGCGGTTGTCAGTTCTAAGTTACCTACCGCCGGGTCATGGGCCAGTCTGATTAGCGACTGCACGGCCTGAGTGTTTGGCGACATTACTGTATCGAATACCCCATTGCCGAGGTATTTGTAGCACATCTCGGTAGCGATCATGCGCAGTTCCGGGTTGTCTATACTCGCAGCCCGCGGAGTCTGTTTACGGGCGCAATGTACGGTAGTTCGGTTGCCGTAGTGCGGTGTGGTGTCCAGAGACTGACCGTACAGGTTGATGAAGGTTATCTCGTCACTTACCGTGCCGTTGTAGTCTTTATCGAAATTCGTTATACGGCGCATGCGGGCGCGGAAACGCGATGCGGTTGGCAACTGCCCATAAATGGACGTGCCGACGTAATCCGTGCTATTACCAGTAATCGTAGCCTGTACCGTGTAAATATCGCTCAACGGGTTACGCTGAGAGTCAATCATCTGGTACTGGAGTTCTACGGTTACGCTGGTGCGGTTATAGCCGCCGTCGTATTTGTAGAGGCCGTTCTGCCCGGCAACGTTAGCAAGCACCCGGTCAACTTCTCCGCGCACCATGTAATACCAGTCTGTCAGGGATACGTCATAGGTGTTGCTAGGGCCGATAAACGTATCTGAACGCTCTGTTAGGGCGTACGTTTGCCCGCTGGTCAACGCTGCCCAGTTAGACGCGCCGTTTACGGCTAATCTTACTTCGAAGTCGTCAACGTATAAAACCTCAAACGAGCCGTTCAGGTTAGTGACATCAGCAACGTCAAAGTTGCTCAGCACTGCCACATCACCGACGCTAAGAAACTCAGAAAAAGCAGAGTCCCCTGACGGGTCATAGATGTAGCCGGTGTTTGAAATACGTTTTGCGGTACCATCAGCGCTTGGGTTGGCCCCAATGTCGTTTGGCGCTTTTAGTACAATACCGTCAACGTCGTCGTTGGAGTATGTCACATAGAGTTTCTGGTCAATGATGTCGCCGATTTGTAGTTGCGGAGATGTGGTGTTGTTCGGTGACGTATACGGCGCGTATATGGCAACAGAGGAACCTGTGATGTCGCTTATCAGGGTGTCGCCCTCTGTGACGCCATCAGCCTCGATATGCAGATGCCCGCGCCCAGCGTCATAATACGAATACTCCAGCAAAGCACCCGTGGAGTTGAACGCCTTATACGTCTGCATAAGGTCGTTAGGGATTGTCTGTACAGTCCCGCAGATGTCATAAGAGCGCTCGTAAGGACGCGGCTTGTTTGAGCGGTCGGTAAGGCTATTATTTGGCGATGTTGTCTGGTTATTAGTCGCCGTGTAGTTGGCGTTTGCAGACATGTTCAGGCCGAACAACTTAGCGATTGGCTTAAGGATAAAACCAAACACCTTACTAACGGCGCCAAGCGCCCCGCTACCAGCTCCCTCAATAATGTGGTACACGGCGTCTTCGTCTTTAAGCGCATCGAAGTCGTCGGTTACATCAGTATCATCGCCAATCTCGCCGAGGTAGACGCGCACCGGCACGCCGTCCGGGATACGGTTAACGACAAACTCCATCGGCGTCCCGACGTGTTTTGTACGGTCGAAAGCGCCATCAGCGTTTCGCGTGTAGTGCAGGATTATCGCCAAAATTCAATCTCCGTGTACGTGTCTCTGAGGTCCGCCAGCCTGTCAAGCCGTACCTGACGAGAAGCAAGCTCGCAATGGCTAACCATCCCGTCGAAGTAAACTCCCGCATGCCACACGATACGACCCCCGCGGCGATAACCCATAAGCACCGCGCAGAAGTTTTCAGGCTTATCAATTTTTGTAAGCCCCTTCGTGTCACGGTGGCCTTCGTCAAACGCTTCGTTAATTGCCGTTGGGCTTGTAACGTCGAACGCAGGGGTTTCTAACCCTGCATCCGCGCGGACAATGCGCACGTGATGCCAGCAATTGCGTTTGCGAAAGTCGTAAGGTATGCCCGTGTAGTCGTTAATATTCATGTGGTCAACAGGCCGCGTAATAACGGTATCTCTTTAGGTGTCATCAGTATACCAGTGCTTCGTTGGTTCAGCATAGGTGTACCGACATCTGCGGAGAACTCGCCCTTCTCCTGGTTGATAGCCTGTAACTCGTACACGACCGGGCCGTCCGCTGGGTAAGACAGGTCGGTGCTGACGTAACGGCGGAATACGAACTTCGGTAACTCGGTGTTACTCATCGGGATTTTATCCATCTCATCATCCAGTTGATTGAGAATATCCGGTAAAGTAAACGTCGTCGTCTGGTCCATATCGCTGTTGTTAGCGGCCCCCGACGCCTCCATCGGGGTGGGTTCGAACGTGATTGTTTCGCCCGTCTCCAGTGTTGCCGTAAGTTCCTGCAGCCCGCGCACAAGATAGTACGTCTTCGATAGCAACGGGTGACTGATTTGCAACGTGATGTAGTCCATCTCGCCGTCGGGATTTGAGGCCAGCTTACGGCGATAGGCTGCTTCTACTGATTCCTGACTCATAAGTTAACCATCCACATTAAAATCAATACGAGTGATATATTTACTACCCCACGCCGAATCCGCTTGGGGTATGGAGGCGTAACCGTCAACAGACGGAACGTTTACCACAGAGCCGTCGGAATAGGCGATGTCGATGCTTGTTGCACCGTTCATGGTTACTTTCGCGGATGCTGTCGTGCGGGTGGCAACAACGGCATCGGTTATTACCGGGGATGTTGTATTTTGGTTTACCTCTACGGTAGCCGCGGATAATTTAATCCCTGAAACGCCATCCCCCGCAAAGGACCCGGTAACTCCGTCTGAATATATCCATGCGTCCATCCGTATGCTCATTGTTTTATCTTCTGTTGCGGTGATTGTCTCCGATATCCGGAACCACCCTCCGCCTACGTCGGTTACATCTGTACCGCCTGGGCCGGAATAAATGCTACCATCCCGCAAATCCACAACTGCTGAGCCTAATACTGTAGGAAGTTCTCGCACGTACATCCGTATGAAATTGTATCCGTTTGCTTTTGCGAAGAAACTAAAAGTAACCATGTCTCCAACACCAACGCTAACATCTACAGTCTGGTTTATTAGGTGGTTACCGCTTGTGGTGGTAGCAGTTACGTCGTACGTGCCTGCGGCTGTTAAAACACCTGTTTCGGATACTGATACACTCACCAAACCTTTGTTCCAGTTTGACGAAGAGAAATTGCTTGAATATAGGAATCTGTTAGTTACTGATACCTCTGGTGGCACACGCCCAACTGCCGAACCATCGATAAACGTAAGGGGCCATTCATTGGCGGCGGACTGCACAAGATTGCCGTTGCGGTTGATGTAATAGACCTGTGGCCCGTCATACACAACGCGGCTATCAAGAGTCGACGCCAGAAGGTTAATCGGTGGATAACCTGCGGGTCCTTCATTGCTCCAGATGCGCGGGAACGTCGTCTCGTAGTTCGCGTATATTTTCAGGAAACTACCCAGACAATCCCCGTAACAGCCGTACAAATCCGGAAGATTGTTAATCAGGCACTGGTTCTCAAGGTCCTGGAACGGTGATTTCTCGGCGGTTGCCGTGAAAGTAATCGTCCAGTTAATGCCGTCTTCTGTGGACTCGGCGATGGTGGACGTAATGGTTACCTGATAATCTTCGATGCCCATGCCGAAGTCGTGCGCCATCCAGAAACTTGACGCACCGCCGTCTACTTTTTCGAGGAACGACAGAAACGCCTGTCGCCCCATTGCGGATGTAATCAGGGTTACGCTAACAGGGAACACGTCGTAATACGTGTCACGGCCCTGACGCACCCCGCCACCGGCTAAATCTACACTCCAGACGTTGTTACGTCTGGTCATTGAGTAGCCTTTCGATACAATTGGCTTAAGGCTACGTGGGAAATATAAGTCGCTCATTATTTAAACCCCGGCGCATTTCTTGTGGCTTTGCGGGCCTTGCTAATCTTGCTGTTGCTGTTCTGCAAAGAGGCAGCCACCTGCTCCTCGATGATGATTCGCAAACGGCCTTCATCATCTTGCTCAGTGGATACGTTGCCGATTTGAGAACTCGTGTTGTTTACGATAGTAACATTAGACGGGCCGGAAGAAGACCCGTTTTGCCCCATAATTTCTTTCATCTGCTGTGCTGTGCGAACACGAGATGCGCCAGCCGGCATAATAACTTCTGGTTTACCGCGTTCTGCGATGGTGGAAGCCTGCCCCGCGGATAACTGTCCACCCTGTTCACGCGCGGACCGGATAGCGGAAACCTGCGCCATACCTGCACCAACGGCAGCGGCAGCGGCTACAGGGGCCAGGAACGGGCCAACTACAGGTATAGCTGCCGTTGACTTGTACGCCTCAATAGCTGCGGTGTACGTGGCGATAGTGGCCTGTACGATAGCGAATGCCTTGTACGCGCCAGAAGCCTCACCCAACGCAGACCCGATGTTTGAGGCCATGTTACCAAAGGCCGTTGCCGTTGCATCGGCACGTTTGGTTGCGTATTGCTCGTTGATGGCGTTAAGAGCGGCCTGATACTGCTTCTCGCTAATCAAACCCTGCTCGCGGTACTTATCCGCTACCGCCAGTTTCTGCTGTTCCTGGATGTCGAGAAGCTCAAGCTCAGTAGCGTTCTGACCCATAATCTGAGCCATGAAGTCGTCACCTTTCTGCTGCTTTTCCTGGGCTTCTTTCTGGCGTTTATCCAGTTCATCTTGTCGTTTTTGCCCGGCTTCGAGGACGATAGCTGTTTTAGCTTGTTCATATTCTTTCAGGGACAACGCGCCCTGGCTGTAGAACTCTTTTGCCTTAGCCAGTTTCTGCTGTTCCTGCGCGTCGATAGCCTTTAACTCGTCGTTGTTCTGACGGGCCAAAGTGTCGAGGTAATCTTGCGCCTGATTCCGCAATTGCTCTGCTTTCTTGGCGGCGGCTTTTGCTGCTTTATCGTCGGTTGTCCCCACCCCACCAGTTCCGCCCTTTTTATTAACAAGGCTGGCTAAGTCAATTTCTTGCTTCTTACGCTCGTCGTACTGCTTGCGCTGTTCCTCAATTTCTTTCTTACGCTGTTTCGAGCGGTCAGTTATTGCCTGTGATTCTGCCTCCGCGCGTTTTATGCTAGCGGCGTACGCGGCGTCGGCCTCTGCGGTCAGGTTTTTAAATGTTAGCGCCGCCGTTTTGCTCGGGTCAAACACGTCGGCAAGGGTCTGCCCTAACGCTACAGCGTAATCGTCGATGCGCTGGAACCACGCAATAACCTCGTGAAATGTCTGCTGGATGTCTGGCAACCACTCACGGATAGCATCCGGTATAGTCCCCAGCGAGTCAGACATATCAACGGATTTGTCCTCGGTATCGAATGCCAGGTCATTCAAGGCGTCGGAAATAAACTTGAATGACTCATTGAACAGCGCCACCCAATCCTGGAGCGTGGCGGCTATCTCATTAGACGCGATGGCGTCGGTAAGCGCCGTGATAGCGTCTTCCGCTGTGGCCGCTTGCTCACCTACGGCGTCGCCAAAACCAGACTGCGCCACCGCAAGAACAAGACCGTCGAAGGAGTCGGCGAGGCTCGATAACTGGCCGTCTAGCGTCTTAGAGCGCGTCTCCATCGCCCCGGCAAAATCGGTGTTGCCGATATTCAGGAGGTATTTCTGAATCTCTTCGGAGTTCTTCTTAACCGTGGTCGTTACGCCGCGGAACGTGAACGAAACTGTATCTGCCTGTTGCGACGACTTGATGCCGAACTCTTTTAAGCGCTCAAATTCAAATGTACTGGCGTCGGCAACTGCCTCAATCATCTGATTAAGGTCTTTACCCATAGCCGCCGCGGTGTTGCCGTAGGAGATTAACGCCTCTTTGCTGGGGTTCAGACCGAGCGCAACGAGCTTGGTAAACCCCTCTACCGCCTGATTGAGACCGTACGGGGTCTCTTTTGCGAACTGTTGCAGGACGCTGAAAGCCTTAGCCGCGTTCTCGGCGCTCCCGGTCATCGTGATGAGGCCGGAGTTCAGCTTATCGAAGTTTCGCTGGGAATCCACCAGCGCGCTGAACACCTGCTTAGCGGTTTCCAGACTGACAACGGCGGCGGCGGCGGCCCCCGCCGCCTTGGTAAGCCCGTTCAGTTGTGATGTGGTTTTATCGACGCCGGTCGATGATACTCGTACTATCAAGCTAGCGGTATCAGCCATGATTTCTACCTTCAAAGATTGCTTCTAAGCCCATGATAATGTCTATCTCGAACAGGCTAAGCTGTTTTTGCATAACATCGAGATAGGCTTTCAGGTCTTGCCACGTAACAGATTCTCTTGCAAACAATACTACAGCGTCCTCGCGCACGTGTCGCGTAAACTTAATGTCGCAATACGTCTCAAAGGTGGATATAAAAAGGGGCGGGCATTCTGGCCCACCCCGTCGCGCTGCACGTTTTTTCTTATCGATTACACCCATCGCGATAAGCGCCTGTTCATGTCCGTCGGCTATAGAATCAAACTCTCTGATTTTATGCTTATCAACGAACTCGTAGGTGGCGAACCTGTACAGCGCGTCTACTTTTCCTGTAATGCTTTGCGCTCAGCGTTATGAAACGCAGCTACCTGTGTGCCTAATGCTTTGAACTGGTCGAGCAATTTGTTAAACGCTTCCTTAGAGAAAGGCTCATCAAAGCTCCAGCCGTTTACGACTTCTGCCGCGAGTTGCCGGTTTAGGTCTTCCGCCAGTTCGTTAACCGCCAGATTATATTCAGTATAATCACCAGAGTCTTTGGCAGCTTTTTCCAGTTCTTCAAAACGTGCCAGCCCGCGGCGGTACGCAATAATGAAAGCACGCCCCGCTTTAACGGCGGCATCCGCATCAGGATTTACGACATTAAGCCACTCGCCGGAGTCTTCACCATTCGGCAGCAAAATCGGCATCTTCTTGCCCGCCAGTGCTTTCTCTTCGAAATAAAAATCAGAAAGTTTCATTCTTTAATCCTTTGGTTAAGAGGTTACAGGTTAACGATAAATGCGCCAGACGGTAACCATCCGCTTTTCGTGTGCGACACTAGGCGCAAAATTATTCTATCACATTACTTGCACACCCCAATATAATAGGGTACTATTCACTTACACCAACAATGGAGGGATTTAAAATGTCAAGTTTACCAGTTTCCTTAATTCTGTTTGCACTTCTCGTTTATTTTGCGCCTTTCCTGGTTGCGTACTTCCGTAACCATAAAGCGAAGTTAGCGATATTCATGGCTAATCTGTTTCTTGGCTGGGCGCTGCTGCCGTGGGTCTTTATTTTAATCTGGGCGTGCAACTCGAATGTTAACGAGAAGTGAGCTAGTATAGGACAAATCCTAAACACGAGGAAGTAAGTATGGCCCAGAAGAAAATAACCGACGAACAGTTGCAGGAAGAATTGAACGCCGGGATGAAGAATATCGATATAGCTCGTAAATACGGCATCTCTGACCGCGTTATCCGTATCCGTAAAGCGAAGCTGGCTAAGAAAGGCGTAGGCCACGGGCGCGACGTTAGTCACCTTGTGCCGGACGGCTACAAGATTAAAGGAACGTCGTCGCTGGTGGACGAGTTCGGCAACACTAAGTTGCAATGGGTTAAGACAGACACCGATGCTGAACGTCAGGTCGAGTTGATGAAAGCCGTAATCGAAGGAATGAAATCAGAGATTACGCCAGTCGCCCCTGTTAAAGCAGCACGCGCCAAACGCGACGGCAAGCTACTCAATCTTTACACGGTATCTGATTTTCACCTCGGTATGCTGGCATGGGCTGACGAGAGCGGCGACGACTGGGATATGAAAATCGCGGAAGACCTGTTCTCTCGTTGGTTCGATGCCGCGTTTCAGAAAGCGCCGGATGCAGGAACAGGAGTTATTAATCTGCTCGGCGACCTTGCGCACTTCGATAGCCTGGACGCCGTTACACCGGCAAGTGGTCATGTTCTCGATGCGGACACGCGCTATCAGAAACTGGTCCGCTACATGATTCGTATGGTCCGCCGTGTCGTTGATATGGCCCTTGTTAAGCATAAAAATGTTCGCTTGCTTATTGTGCAAGGTAACCACGACGAAAGCGGAATGATTTGGTTAGCTGAGATGTTTAGTACGCTGTACGACAATGAGCCGCGTGTGTTCGTCGATACGTCGCCGGATGTTTACAAGATGGTGCAACACGGCAAAACGACGCTGTTCTTCCATCATGGGCATAAAGCACGATTCGACGCTATCGAACCGGTTATGATCGCCAAGTTCCGCAAAGCGTTCGGCGAGAGTGTTTACAGCTACGCCCACGTGGGTCACCTGCACCACCAAAAGATTGTAGAAAGCCGTAACATGATTGTTGAGCAACACCGCACTCTCGCGGCTAAAGATGCATATGCCTCCCGCGGTGGGTGGATGTCGGGCCGCAGTGCAAACGTAATTACTTATAGCGCCGAATATGGCGAGGTCGCACGTTTAACTATTTCACCGGAGATGCTTGGATGAAAGATATTGTGATTTTCGATTTAGACGGGACATTGGCAGATGGTACTCATCGTTTACACCTGCTGCCGAAAGATAACTACGGCGAAACCTGGGCGTGGAAACCATTTAACATGGCGTGCAAAGACGATGCACCCATTAAAGATAACATCGAACTGTGTAACGCCCTTAATCGTCGCTATGCCGTTATTATCTTAACAGGCCGTAGTGATGACGCGGAAAAAGAAACCAGAATGTGGTTGCAGCGCCACCGCGTCGAATTTTATCAGTTAATCATGCGCAGCAAACACGACAACAGAAAAGACATCGTAATTAAAGAAGAGGTGTTGCGTGCTATTGGGCCGGAGAGAATCTTGTGTGCATTCGACGACTCTCCAGCGGTAATAAAGCATTTCCGCGAACTCGGCATAACCACTCACGCAGTTACTGAATACGACTGTAACGGGAACTCTACACACTTAAAACCACATGGGAGTGATAAATAATGGCTAAGGTAATTATTCTTAATGGTCCTGCGGGCTGCGGGAAAGACACACTTGCTAGGGCGCTGGTAGAAATGGGCTTTGCGAAGGGTGTCGCCAGTTTCAAGAATCCGATGTTCAATATTGCTATGGCTGCGTTAGGCCAGGATGCTTACCGCGAGTTTCTCGACGGCTACGACGACCGGGCGCGGAAAGAAAAGCCAGAGGGTTTCCTTAACGGGTTGTCTCGGCGTCAGCTCATGATTGCCATTTCCGAGCAATTCATTAAACCGGTATTCGGTGATGATTATTTCGGTAAGTATCTTGCCGGAAACTTGCCCGACGGCGACGAAGTTTTTGTGGTGTCTGATGGCGGGTTCGCCAGCGAAGTAGCCCCTATCGTTGCCGCAGGGCATGATGTGAGAATCGTCCGCTTGCACAGAGACGGCCATACGTTTGAAGGGGACAGCCGCGGTTACCTGTACGATATTGATGGTGTAAAAGATTATGACACCTACATCATACCGGGTTACGTTAAATCGAACGCTATAGGTATTGCTTTAATATTAGGTTTGTAAGAAAAAGGCCCCGAAAGGGGCCTTAGTTTTATGCGTAGGTGATGCGCTGAATAACAATAGACGACTGGTACTGGTTACCAGTAGCCTGGCCTTCGATGGACTGAGTGATTGACTCAGGCCCGCCAATCTCAGGTGTAACCGCGGTAAGTTCTGCACGTTTCAAGCTGAAAGACATAGCCCCGTTTACCCCCGCCAGAATAGAGTTAATCTCCACCTGCTGCTCGTTGATAAACTTCTGAATCATCGCCATGTCGTACAGCTTACCGGAGATGGAGAAGGTGTTAGCTGCTCGGCTACGCTCCACAAACGCTACGTTAGTGTTGCCGAGTTCGAACTGTGCGGACGCGCTGTTGTCGTTGGTGATGGTCAGGCTGTCGCAACGCAACGGCGTAGAACCGTCGAACACAGAAACATCGACCGAGGAGAACGGCTCGTCACCAAACGTAACAGAGGAGAAATCAGAACCAGACGGCTGCGTGGTGAGAATCTCCTGACTGCGACCGATGAACGGGAAGCTGCCAGTTACCATAGCGTTAACAGCCTGTTCGATGGTAAAACCAGAAACTTCCACGCCTTTGGTTAGTGTGTACGCGTCAGTCCCGCCGCACTGGCCTTTGTACCAGGTGAGAATAGAGAACGTCTTGCACTGGCTTCCCGTTTCCAGTTTATCCCCTGTCTTAGCGGCGGTAGTTACTGTCTCTGTGGTCAGGGTATGCTGGATACCCGCCCCGGTCACTACCAGTGCCTCTACTGCAGTTACGATAAACGGTTTTGCGTTGTCACCGGTTAAGTCGGTAAACGCAATCAGGTCGCCCACTTCAACGCCGTCAGAAATAAAGCTACCTTCGGCACGGGTAAAGGTCTTGCCTGCAGGCGCGACGGTAATTGATAGCCCGGTCAGAGAACTACCGGATTGCCATGTAGAGCCTAAAGCACCCGCCAGCCAGTCGTCCTGGCTTTTCGAGCTAAGCTCAATAGCGTATTCTCCGCTAACCTGCTTGTTACCGGTGCGGATTGACGTAGTTTCACGGCTGCCGTCCAGTTCGTTGGAGGTCAGCGTGTCGCGGGTAATGGCAGGAACGCCACCTGTGTTACGCAATGGCGACCAGACCGGGTTAGTCGGTGTTACGCCCGGGGTAGTTTCTGCCACATAGAATTGCGCAGTATTCGCGCCCTTAAAAGGAGTTGTAGCCATATTCACAGCCTCTTGGTGAATGCAATAAAGTTAATTGACAATGGTCGTTTGGCCCATCCGTTTTCTACAATCAGCGGCCCCAGGCTAACCTCATTCACAACGGCGCAGATGTCGTTACGTGAAAATGACTTACCTGCTTTAAACGCCGTGTTAAGTAAGTCTGCCATTTTATTGATCGGCGCGCTACCTTTCACCGATGCGTAGTTAATGTCGACCTGATAAACACCCGCGCGTTGTTCCGTGAAGAACAAATCCGCCTGTTCCGTATCCGCCAGCAACATATAACTTGCCAGATACGGCGTATCGGTTGACGTCGGCGCGTCGATATTTTCAAGCGCGACCTTGATGCCGTTGGCGGTTCCGAAGGCTACCAGCGGCGCATCAAACGCTTTCGTTAAGTCCTCAAAGTAGCCCATCATTTCACCTTGTTGGCTTCTTCGTTAATGAGTTGCTGGAAACGCGATATATTAGTTCTTACCATACCTTGTGGCGCCTGTTGCGACCAGCCATACTCCAGCCGTTGTGCATACGGCAGATTATTTGTCAGCGTGAACTCGCGCCAGTCTGTAGCTTTAAGCACGAAACTTGTAGCGTTTCCGGTTGCCGTGTTTCCTGATTTATCCGTAGCGTCTGTAATTCCGGAAGCGGGAGTGCCGCCAGACGCCATCCAGTTCATACGAAAGCGACCTGTATCTACCGGACTTGCCTTTATGATAGCGGAAAACAGTTTGATAGACACCTGACGCATCACCTTCTCGGGGTTCTTCTTCGCCTTTTCCACGAACTTAGAGACATCAAGCGCGAAACTCATTTTCTCACCTGAATAAAATACGCCACGACATCATCGTTAACCATCTTCTTCTCGATAGCTACGACAGACCATTGCTCGCCGCCGAATTGTACCTTGTCTTCCATTTTTGGCACGACACTGCAATCCGCTTTAACAACCATGTCTCCCGCCTGAATGGTTGTGCCGTTAACCAAGCCCGAGTTAACCGGAACGGGTACGGCTTTCAGCGGCAGCACTTCATCATCTGACCAGATGTATTCGCCGAGAACTTCATCCCACACTTTCGAGCCAGCGCGAACCAGAGATACCGTGCTGCCGAATTTGGCTAGCAGGCGTGTACCCACGCCCTGCATACGTTTACTAAAGGCGGTGCTCATTACGCGGCCTCCAGTCTCGAGATAACCAGTAATGCCGAAGGTGCTGTACCCCATGCGGTCACTGTTGCGGCCTGCGGATATACGCCGCCGAAGTTTGCCCCAGCGCTGTCTCGCATAATCTGAACGGCAAATGTTTGTCCGGAGGTTGGGTTAATAACTACACGGGATTCAATAGGGATGGTAGTTTCCGCGCTAACCAGTTTCGTAGCTGCCGGCGAGCCGTACTGAGCGCCGTTTACCAGAATGCGTGACAACAAGATAGACGTGCCGCTGGCTCCGGTTCTCCCAGCCTGTAGCTTAATGCGAACGGCATAGTTGCCCGCGGTATTGAAAGTTACCAGACCCGCGGCATTAATCATGACAGGGTCAGAGGCACTACCCTGCGCTGCACCGAAGGTTAGTTGCAACGCGGTATCGACCGCGGACGGAGCCTGAACGACAGTAGATGCCGCACGTAGCACCTCAACCTCTTTCACGCCAGGGTTGGCATAAATAGGCGGGTCAGCCATTTGAGTGAGAACACCGCGTAACTTCTCAGGGGTGATTAGCCCGGTTGTGTTATCCGGCAATTCAGACCCGATTAGCGTAAATATCTCTGTTTTAGTCTTCGCCATTTTTAACCCCGGTACACGTTAAACGAGAAGCCATTGTTAAGGCCTCCGCAAAGAAGCGGGCGCAATGCATCATCGGCTGCGGTGATTGATGTAGTAGCGCCAGAACTGCCGTTGTTGAAATAGGTGATGGTTACTGCGCCCTCTACGCGCTCAGTCTGTACTGAACGCCCGTCCGAGTTGGCACGCACCTCTGTGCCTGCGCCGTATGTTACCGCGGCGATTACCTGTGCGAGAATTACCTGCTTAGGGATTACATTGTTCGCCACAGGGAAGCCGTTCAGAGTCACCCCTGTGCGCGGGTACGCCAGCGACTGCTCTGCTGACACACGGCGACCGCACATCTGAGGTTCAGACAGGCCGACGTATGTAGCACCATTTCGCAGGGCCACCTCTGCGGCGGTATCGTCGACAGGTAACTCAAGACCATAATTAGCCGCTAACGCGCGGGCGTCAGCCAGGCTAATGTAACTGTCGGCATTAGGGACGATTTCACCCGTTTCCACGATTAGCGGCATAAATTATTCCTCAGACTTACGGCGACGACGTTTAGTCCCACCGCCGTTGTTGTGCGCTTCTTCGTTATCTGGTTGCGTTGCCACAAGCTCATCCGCATCTACAACACCGCGCACGGGCATCACCTGACCATCAACCATATCAACGTGGGTGTACTTTTCGCGGATTACATAATTATCTGCCATGACCTTTCCTTATTACGGCCCCGAAGGGCCGTTGTATTAAGACACAGTTGCTACAGTGCTGCTGGAGATAATATTACCATACACATCGTGAACAACCACTTTATACGTGCCTGAATCTGCGGTAGTAGTGGACGCCTTCGCATAAGAAGCAGCGTTTGCGCCAGCGATAGCGTTGTTATCTTTGTACCACTGGTAGGAGTACGGGGCCAGACCACCAGTAACGGCTACGGTCAGGGTCATAGTCTGCCCGGCGGTTACTGCCGTAGTGGCGGCCAGCGCGGTAGAAAAAGACGCAGGTGAAATGTTCACCATGTCGATTTCCAGTTGACCGTCAGCCGGACCGTCGTCAGTTACACCGGTGGTGCGACGCTTGATTACATCAACCATGCTAAATCTCCTTTACGATTCAATTACGCCAGCAGCGCGGAGTTGCGCCAGAAGTGCGTTCAATTTAGTGCCTACTGCGTTAACCGCGGTCTGCGCGGACGTAGCCACGGCAGCGGCGTCTCCGCCAGTAACGGTCTGTGATCCGATGTTCGTTACCGCAGCGCCTTTCTTAACCAGCCCAGCGGTTTCTGCTGTTGCTTCTGGCACAACATTGCTGAAATCGGTGTTCTCAAGGCTGCGCGGTAAGCCCTTTCCGGTCTTAGCCATAATTTACCTCTTAGTAAATGAAAAGAGGGACCGAAGTCCCTCTCGATTATAACTTAACCTTAAGCACCTACACCAGTTACCAGGAAGGCAATCGGTACATGCTTACGGTCAACAACGCGGTTCCAGTTGGAGGCGTTCGCCAGGTCCTGCCAGGAAGCAGAGCGGGCTACGGTTTCAGTACCGTTACCAGTGATTACTGTGCTGGTGAAGCTGTAGCCCAGCGGATGCAGCAACCAGGTCTTACGGGTCCACAAGGTTTCGACGCCACCGCCGTTGCCGCGGGACGCTTCGCGCTCGTATTCCAGCGGATTGGACGGATTGCCTTCACCATAACCAATAGCGCCGTTGCCGAAGATGATGGAGATGAACTTACGGCTGGAGCCAGTACCTACTACGGTCATGCTGTCGTCAACAATCACGCGGTAGCCCTGGTAGGTGGCAAACATGGTGTTGTTGTCGGCATCACGGATGAAGTCGATAAGCTGCTGCTTACGTGCCTGTGCGTATACGAAGCTGTGCATCGCGATTGCGCCCAGCACTTCGCCACCATTACCCATCAGAGCGTCACCCATAGTCTGGGTGGCGTCGATAAACGCACCGGAATCGAAGCCAAGAGTTGCAGACACGTCGATTACCATGTCGTTCTGTTCGTGGTACGCGTCGGTTGCGGACACGTTGTCGTTGTAGATGCCGAGGGCGGTGGCAATCAGACGGCGCTGTGCCTGACGCTGCCAGAAGTTATCCAGACGAGAGGCAACAGATTGCAACGGGTTCTGGCTGGTCAGTTCGACAGTCAGGTCCGCCTGGCCAAAACCTTCGTTCAGGTACGCAACGCGGGCCATCATCTCACCGGTTTGCACATTACGCTGGGTAGCGATGTCCTGATATACGTCGTTCGAGTAATTAGGCTCGATAGAAGTATCAATCGCTTTCCAGAAAGGAATGTTGGCGATGTTGGACGGACCACGAGCAATCTCTGCGGCGTACGGAGTCGGGGTCAGAATACCGGACTGGAAGAACGCGGTTTTTTCCACCGGGTCCTCGGTCATATAAGACGCCAGGACCGGGATGTTGCCAGTTACGATATCGCCGATAGTGGTAATTGCCATTATTATTTCCTCAGGGCTTTAAGTTGCCGTTCAAATTCGGCAGGGTTCGATTTATACAGAGCTAAACGCTCCGCTTCACTCATGTCTTTAAACGCTGGTGCGGCCCCGCCGCCTTTGCCACCGGAAGCCCCGCCGCCGGAAGCTGCATTTGCTTTAATCAAATGCGAAAACGCTTTGTGTTCGCGCAGGTATTTGCGGAACTGTTCCGGGTCAGTCGTGATTACGTTGCCATCTGCGCCGACAAACTTAGTAACCACATCATCGCCTTCGAACTCAGTCTTAACGAACGGTGCAAGAATGTCCACTGCTTCCGGGGTAATAAAGTCACCTGCGAAAGAGCCTAACACCGCTTTACGTTCGCTACCGAGGATGCGCTCTGCCATTTTAGAGATGCGACCATCTTTCTCGGCTAACACCGGGTCATACTGGCTACGAATCGTCTTTTCGAACTCGTCCATCTTACCAGCGGCTTTTAACGCCTCCTGGTGCGCGCGCTGCCGTTCTTCTTCGGCCTCTCTTGCTTTACGGGCGGCTTCTTTCTTCTCCGCCAGTAATGCTTCCTGATTGGCCTTAAGCCCGGCAACTTCTTTCTCAATCAGCGCCTGAACTTCTTCCGCGGTGAACATTTTCGGCGCATCACCGCCACCGGCTTTATCTTCTGCCCCAGCTTCTTCCTGGAACGGATAATGTAAAAAACGATTCATAGTCAGTATGTCCCCTGGACGTTGGAATCCGGGCCACCCGGATTTACATGTCAAGAATAAATTATTCCAACATGCAAGGCAACTATTCCAGAATATTCCTCACGTAATCCTGCAACATGAACACTTTCAGTCTCAGTTGCCGTACACATTCGGCATTCTGAACGTCGATAGCTAAATCCTCGTCGGCGTCGCTACTTGGCGGGGCCAGTTTGCACGGCGGCTGCATCATCGTCATATCCGGGGATGGAATTGGCGTTTGCGACGGCGCGGGACTTGAGCTGCACGCGCTCAGGGTCAAAAGTGCACACGCTGCGACCAGGCGTTTTAATGTACTTAACGACTTCACGGGTAATCACCTCTGATTTCGTCTTGCCTTCGCTGTCAGCAGCCGCGGCCTTTGATTCATCCTGCTGCTGCCGTTGTGTTTTCTTCGCTAACTCAGCCTGTGCTTTCTGCTGTTGCTGTGAAACGAGATTGGCCCGGCCTTCGTTCCAGCCGATGCGATACTGGTAGATGCCGTGTGCGTAAGTCAGGATGATGAAACATGCTCCCGCTACGACAGTTGCTTTAAGATTCATGTTTCCCCTTTCTCGATAAGTAAAGCCCCGCCTTAAAGCGGGGCGCTAGTACTTATCATTTAAACATAGAAACGGCGTAATCTCAGTAAACCAGTTACTTTTTACACAAGCAATAGAGTATGGCCCTTCCGAACGCGTCAGCGTAACTACACTCGGACTTAACGTCCGGCTCCGTTACCTGCCGCGCCGCGGTCGCTTGTTCATACTTCACAAGCTCAGGTGGAGCTTAGCACATTTTTGGTGAAAAGTCGACTATTCGAATAGTTTATTCCAACATTTACAATTGAGTGGAATAACTGGAATAATCACAGGCACTAAAAAGCCCCTTTCGGGGCTTCAGTTTATTCTGGCTTAGTAACCTTCGCCGCTTTACTGACGGCCTCTACCCCATCGGCATCGGTGACTTTAACGAAGTATTCACCGACAGCATTAACCGTCAGAGACAAAGCCTCTTCTGGGGCGTTTACCACTTCCTTGCCGTCTTTGTACCAGGTCAGTACACACGGCGCTTTACCCGCCTTAACTTCGACGGTGATGGTGGCGCTACCGTCGACCAGCTCGGTGTCTTTCGGTTGCACCGAGAAATACACGTCACCTGCATCCGCCAGATACGGAATTTCATAAAGCATGCCCGCCGCGGGTAACGCAATACCGGTTTTATCTGCAAACGGCATATCGTCTTCGGGTGTACCGAGTACACTTTCATCATCAATAAACACCACGTTCTCACCAGAGCCAGACACGCGGGCGTACTGGACTACGCGACGTGACGGTACATCAGTTACTTTGAAAAAGCCCATCATTAATCCCCTTTCAGATAATCAGCAACACGTTTATCGAGTTCCGCCATCTGTTTAAGCGTGAGCGGATTCCCGAAACCATCTACAGATATTACGCGAAACTCTTCCGGCGATATACCGCTGTTACGGAAAATCTTACCGCGAACAGGGCCGAGCGCCTGGTCCTGAAACCATGCAGGCTGTTGTTTCAGGAACTCGTAATAAGTGGTGTCCGCGCTTACCTGAGTACCGCCGTATGCGCCTTTAGCCGCGCGTTTTGCGCCTTTATCGAGGAAGTCGAACTCGGAACTGATTACAGGGGCCGTGGTACTTCGACAGTTAGGATGGGCGGGGGGCATCGGACCTTTACCGATTCTCCACGTCATTCCGTCTCTGACCCTGCAAATCGTACTGGTGCGGCTGTCAAGCGTTGACACCCACTCGTACTTCTCGATGATGTCGTCGTTCTGGCGGTACGTCTCGTTACGGGCTTCGTTGGACACGTGAGACAGCGCGGTGCGGATGACGGTAGCCGCGGTGCGCTCAGATATGTCAGTTAGCCCACCGGCACCAACAACATTCTTAACAATCTGCCGCGTGGTTTGACCTTGTACAAAGCCCATCTTAACACCCGTTACCAGGCGCGCGACTTCGGTTTCACCCCAGCCTGACATCAGCTTAGTGAAATCAACAGGTTTGTAGCTTAACGATAAGGGCTGAAACTCGGCAGCGGCCCACACCTGTTCGGCGGTAGGTGTAACAAATTCCGCGTTGACGTTAGTCGTCAGCGTTTTTACGTTCCACTCCGCCTCATACGCTGCCAGTTCCTTAAGGTCTTCTGTCAGCTTTGTTCGCCAGTCACCTGTAAGTCCTGCCAGTGCTTCTTCCAGGTCGCGTAACAGTTTATTCAGTCGCGCGGTGCTACGCCCGTCGTCACCGAATAGCAGCACCTGCCGTTTGATTTCGTCCCGCATTTCCTTAATGAACGGCGCGAGGTCTTTCACTTCGCCGGATGCGGTGCGTTGCAGCCATATCTGGTGGCTGATTAGCGATGTAAGTAAGCTCATAGATAAACCCTGTGGCGCTAAAGTTAATAGCATACTATAAGAAAGCCCCTTTCGGGGCTATATGCGGACTTACTGCTGGGTGGCATCCTGCTGTTGCGCCGACTGCGGAATCTCGCCAGTTACCTGAGTAACAGCGCCTAACGGCACAGGTGCATCCTCAATAGCCGTTGTAATCTCCTCGTCAGTCCAGTCAGTTACCCCAGCCTTACGCAACGCGGCGTAGTAAGCAGTTGCCGGTAGTAAACCGGCATTAATGTCTGCCATCCACTGCGCACGGTCCTGAGCGGTCATTGGTTGCAGGAAGAATTCCATATTCAGCTTGAACTCAATTTCCGTTCCTTCGCGTAGACCCAGCATCGCAGCCACCCAACGCAACGCTTCGGTGTACGCCATGCTTACGTTACGCGCAATGGTCGCCATTACGGACGTATCGGCAGCACGTTGCAGGCGAGCGGATTCGGCGGTGATTTGCTGCGTAGGCGTGATAAGCTGTGCACCAATCTGGATTGCCTGATTCTCTTTATCCAACATGTTCTGTTTGGCGAGGTTATTCTCTCCCGCCTGGACCAGAAACGCGTTGCCGCCGTAGCCGATATTGTGGCCCGAACGTGAACCCATACGTACGCCGTGGGGGTTGGCCTCTTTCCATTGCACCATGCTCATGTTCTCACCGGGGGCGATGAACAGAGTGGGCTGGCCTACAACGAAGCTAGATTCCTCATTGTCTGCGCTGTTGCGAAAATGCCCGATATTAAGCTCAGCTAACGGCAGCAAAGGCGCGTCATCAACCGTCGCGTCGTTGTTGCTGGCCCCGATGAACGTGAACGGGATTTTACCGCGCAACTGTTCGCCCAGTTCCGGGAAGATTTCTATTACTTCGTCTTGCGCGCCGCCTTCCGCATCGAATCGGTATATGCGCTGACGGTAGCGCCCGTCAATCAAGTCGAGAACGCGGTATTGTTCCCCAAACTTGGTTTCAAACTCGGCTCCAGGTTCTGAATATTCCCATACCTCACGCAGCACTACCATCGTAACGCGGTTAACAGAGCCTACGCGAGTGAGTCGCCAGTTGATGATGTTCTCTGCGGTATAGAATGCGATGACCGGGTTTAATAATCCGGCGTTCTGTTCGGCTGCCGTCGCTGCCGCTGTCTCCGGCGCATCCACCAGTAAACCGCCACGACCCACCGAGTCAATCTCCATCAGCGTATCCTGCGCGTGCTGCCACAGGCCGACACCCGAGCCATCGGCATTGCGTAACAGGTATTCCAGTTCACGTGGAATAATCTGCTCCGGGTCTTTTCGCATTACCGAGCCAACCATACCCGACAGGGTACGCTTGGTGAAATTGTAGCAGATAGCGCCGTTCTCGTATTCTTCCTGGCGCTGGGCTGCATAAGTTGGGTCCGGCTCGTTCTTCCCGACGTTTCGCAGATAGCGGATAAGGTCACCCTCCAGTGCGTGGCGCACCTTCTGCCATTTATCGAAGTGATGCAGCCATTCCCGGTGTTTTGTCTTAACACCCTGATTCTGACCGTTCATAGTTAACATTGAATAATCCTCTTAAAGTGCGAAAGTCACCGGGATGTTGATTACTGGTTTAACCACCGGCATCTCGTAAACTACAGGATAGCCAAGCGCATCCGCCATATGGTCAATGATGCCGTCTTTAGCTGGCTCTCCGTTGTCGTCGTACGCCTGTTGCTCCAGCGTCTTGGCTATCTCCGGGCATAAGTGGTCGTTAACCCACAGCTTACCTTTTTCCAGCGCGGTATTCACGGCTAAAACACGGTCTTTAACTGGTGGGTTGGCGGATTTAGCCCGTACATCGAAACCGGCCTGCTGGAGTAGGGCGATGTCAGAGATGGACGCCGAGTTGGTCTTGCGGTTCTTGCCGCTGGCGTCCGGGTACACGACGATGCGGTGGCCTTGCGACTTCCACTTCTCAGTAATTACGCGCACGGTATCCGGTGTATCGAACAGGCCTTTCAGTTCTGCTACCGCGTGCCAGCCGTCTTTACGTTGCACATACACGGCGCTTGCGTTCTTCGTAACGTTGAAGTCCTGCCCGATGTACAACGTGTCGCCCGGTTGAATTACCTCTTTGCTGCGGTGCTTACGGCGGTCATATGCGTAATACACGCTGCCGGAGGTAAGGTTGACGAACTCACCATTCAGATACGCGTTAATCAACTGCGCCGGATAAGTCTCGGTCAGCGAACTAATGTAGTCAGGTGGCAGGAATCGCGCGTTCTCGTGTGTAGAAGCCTGCACCATCGAGTAACTCGGCGTCGGGTTCTCTTTGAACTTGGCGTAGACGAACTTGAACCCTTCCGGTGTCGTGGTGACAGAGATGTGGTTAGTTACGCCGGGGATAACCAGACGCATACGGGCGACTATTTTGTTCCACGCCAGCTCAGCTTTCTCACGGCTCAATACATCAAGCTCATCCACGACCGCAGCAGCGATTTTGAAGCCGACTATCGAGCCTGGGTTATCCATAGAACGGCAGATAACTGTACCGAGCACCGTCTTACCGCAAGTAACCACGACTTCTTTGTCGCCAGATTTAACCAGCACATCGAGGCCGAGCAGGTTAGCGGCTTCCTCAAATGTCGGGTAGAAGATGTCACGGATAGCCGGGTATGTCGGGCCGAAGTAACCCAGGCGCGTACCTGGATGCTTGAGCATAAACGTAAGCAGGTCAAGGCAGCCAACAAATGTCTTTCCGCTGCCGAAGCCGCCGACATATGCCTTATATTTGTTATCACAATTCAGGAACAGCGCCTGCGGTGCGGATAGCTGAATACTCAT